TTGGTAATGGTGGTGATGAAATGACAAATAGATTTGGAAGAAGAATGAATGTGAGTAAAGGAATAAGTTACACTTGTGTAAAGTGTTCTAAGAAATGGAATGTAAATAGTTGGATGGAAATTAATGGAATTAAGACATTAATTTATAATCCTAATGCTAAAACATATAGAAGAAAAGTAGCGCATTGTTCTTGTGGGGTGGCATTTGATTTACCCACAATACATATAAAAGAGTTACAGAAAAATAGTGATAAACAGGGAGTGATAAGATGAAATATAGAGATGAAAATGGAAAGTTTTGTAGTAAAGAAAAGTGGGAGAGCCTACAAATGAATGGAAAAACAGAAGAAGTGGTAGTAAAACATACCCCACCTTATGTGACATATATTGCTTTAATAGTAATAGTTGTTGTAACTGGTGTTTCTGTATGGAATATATGGTGATTAAAATGAGTGAATTAGTAATAATGAATGGTAATTGGAAGCAAGAGATAATGGATTCATGGCATGAACCGAATATTGGTGAAAGAATTGATATATGTAATGATAATTTTTTAGATACAATATGGGAAATGAGTTTAACAGCGTTTGATATTCCTAGAGAAGTACAAGTGGTTGTTGATGATAATAATAATTTATACATTTCAGTAGGAAATCCCGGATTTGTGTGGTTTGAAACACCACCAATAGGATTAAAATTACCTCTTAAATGTTGGATTCATACTCATCCTTTTGGTAAGGCTTATTTTAGTGGTACTGATTGGAGAACAATTAGAACATGGGAACCTGTCTTAAGTCAAGCAATTGTTCTTGGTGGAGATGAATGGATGACATGGTTTAAAGGTGATGAACATACTTGTTTTTATCAAAAGATTAATATACCAGATTTTGATAATTATCAAACTTTAATAAAAGATTGGGAAGGTGAAGAAGAATGAGTTACGATAGTAAAGAAGGTGAGCCGTCTTTTACCTTCTATTGTAAATGTATTTATCCTAAATGTGATAAAGATTTAATGGAAACAACAAAACGCAAATTACCAAGATATAAGTGTAAAAAGTGTAATATGTTCTGGAAAAACCCAGAATATGTGTTTAAGAAATATGTTATGGACAAAGTGGATGTGAAACAATGAGTGAAAAATTATTAAATGAAACAATTAAAAGAGTATCTGAACCAAATAAGGTAATATTGAGAAAGTATGCCCCAGAATATTTGCTTATGGATACAAAGGCAAAAGAAGCATTAATGACATTATGTTTTATTATGCTTGATGAATTGGGAGATGAGGAAGAATGAGGGCATTTGGAGAATGGGTGATTTTAGAATCAGAAGAAACTAAAACTGCTTCCGGTATCATTACTAATAAAAAACAATCTTTAAAAGTGGTTGCTATTGGTGATGAATGCCCTGCGTCTATAAAAGATTTAGTAGGGCATGAAATTATATATAGAGATAATGCTAGTGCTTATCCTATTGAGAATTACATAGCATTAAATTGGAAAGATTTATTATATTTGAGGGGAGATTAAAATGGTGGAAATTATATATGGTAAAGATGCTCAAAAGAAATTAATGCAAGGTATTGATTTAGTGGCTAATACTATTGATGTTACTCTTGGGCCAAAAGCAAGAACAGTTATTTTGAAGAAAAATAATAAACCTATTATTATTAATGATGGGGTAACAATTGCTAAAGCAATTTATAGTGAAGATGAATTTGTGCAAATGGGTGTTGAGTTAATTCAAGAAGTAGCGTCAAAGACTCAAGAAAATACAGGCGATGGAACAACAACTGCAAGTTTATTAACACAACAAATATGTAGATTAGGTTTAGATGCAGTAAATGATGGGGCGTGTCCTATTACTCTATCAAAGCAATTAACAGAAGCAACTAATGAGGTTATAGAATATTTAGATTCTGCTTCTCATTCTATTGATAGTAGAGAAACTCTAGAATTTGTTGCTACTATTGCAGCAAATAATGATAAAGAATTAGGTGAATTAATTGCTGATGTTGTGGAAGATGTAGGGAGAGAAGGTATCATTTCTGTTGAAGATGGTCAAGGATTAAAAACAACCTATGAAGTTATTGATGGGATGGAATTAGATAGAGGGTATTTAAGCCACGCTATGATAAATAATCCTGAAACAGGAGTTTGTGAATTTAACGATTGTTTGTTATTATTAACTGATTCTGTAATTAATAATTTTCAAGATTTAATACCATTATTAGAAATTACGGTTAAAGTAAAGAAGCCTCTATTAATTGTTGCTAAAGAATTAGAAGGAACAGCATTTCCAAATTTATTAGTAAATATTATGCAACAAACTTTAAGAGTTTGTGCTATTCGTGCGCCAGATTTTGGTCAAGACCAATTAGAAATATTAAATGATATTTCAGTTTTAACTGGTGCAAAAGTGTTTAGTTCAGATGTGAATGATGATTGGACTAAAGCAAATATAAACGATTTAGGTGAAGCCACTAGAATTAAAGTGGATAGAAATAAAACTGTTATTGTAAATGAAAATTCAGATAAATCTAAAATAAAAGAAAGAGTTAAATTACTTAAATCTCAAATGGATAACCAAGAAAATGATTGGTTTAAAGAGAAACTTCATAGAAGGATTGGTAAATTAACAGGCGGTGTTGCAGTTGTTAGTGTGGGCGCACCTACTGAAAGTGAATTGTTAGAAAAGAAAGAAAGATTAGATGACGCTATGAACGCTACAAAGGCGGCGGTACAAGAAGGGGTAGTAGTAGGTGGTGGATTAGCCCTATTCAATACTACAAGCGCATTAGATGATGATGCAGATAGTATGGGTAAAAGGATTCTTCTGACAGCCCTACAACGCCCGTTAAAACAACTAATAGATAATTCAGGTCAATCAATGGAATATGGAATAATATCAGAAACAGTAGGATTTAATGCTTTAACGGGGAGTTATGAAGATTTATGGGAAAGTGGAATACTTGACCCTGTTAAAATTACTAAAAATGCAGTAATTACTGCTACTTCTATTGCTAAATTAGTATTAACAACTGAAGTATTGGTTGGTGAAAAACAAGAAGAAATATATGGGTGATTAAAATGACATTGAATAATGAAGAAATTAGAGGCAGAATACCAAGAACTGCTACTAAAGAAATAAAGGTGACAACCGGCGACTATTGGAACATTAATGTTGTTGATATTCGTTGGTATGAAAATGAAAAACATACTCGTAAGGGTATTAGAATAAATATGAGTGAATTAGAACATTTACATAATATATTGGGGGTCGTTTTAGATGGTGAGTGTAAGAGAAATAGAGAGAACAATACAACAGAATAATTCTTGTGTTCAATGGGAAAGAGAAGCAAAGGTTAGATTCTCTAAACACATGAAACTATTAATGAATCATTTTGTAAAAGAAGTGGAGAAAAATAGAACGGATAAAAGGAGAAGAATAACGCCGCAAGTAGTTGATAATACTTGCGTAAATATTCTTCACATAATTAATGAAGGTGAAAAAAATGGAGAATGATATTAGAAACGAAATAAAATCTTTTCAAGAATTAGTGTTAATACTAGACCGAGCATCGGCTTTTCTTGAAGGTGAAGTTTTTGGGCATACTAATTTAACTGATGAGCAAAATTTAGATGCATTTGCATTTAGCATTAGTGAGAAAAATGAATTTAAAGTGGGCCATTTTATGGGAATGAGAGATTGTTTGATTGTTGTGCAAGGTATATTGCGTAACCAAGTATTGTCAGAAGTTGAAACAAGTGGTGAAGAAGAATGAGTAAGAACTTTGAAGATAGGTGTTATGAACATTTTTTACAAAAATATAAAAACGCTGTTATTGAAATAGATGAAAAGTATGCTCAATTGTGGACACGAACTTTTAAATTAGAAAGAGAAGTTAGTATGTTGAAAGGTCAATTGGCAGGCATTATAAGATACGAGAATACAAAATTAGAAAACATAGGTGAAGAAGAATGACTGATGGTAATAAAATGATAATTAAATTATTAAAAGAGATAATTCAAAGAGCAGATGAGTTAGATAAAAGATTAGACATTATTGAAATAATGACTGAACAGAATTCAAAACAATTAGATATGGTTTTAGACCAAAATGGTTCGATATTGACAGGTGTTTTTGATAACAACTTTGAAGAAGATTTTGCAGATTTTATGGCTTTTATACTTAGTGGTTTAGATGGTGGTATGGATGATACAATTTTTGATTAGAAAAACCATTTCTTTTATGGGAAGAGTTTATGTATTTTTAGATAAATTTTTAGAGCATGATACTAGCCCAATATTAGGACTAGTAATTGATTACGATTTACAAGATAAATCTAGAAAGGAATTATGTAATCATATTGAAGATAAATTTAATTGGGATAGAGATAGTTTTTGGAATCTTGAATCAACTCAAAAAATTAGATTATCTTGCCAAGTGGCTAGAAATACAATGAGTGGTGACGAAGAATGAGTTGTAAATATTGTTCTCAGTACCCTTCAAACCAACATTTCAAAAGAACTAAATTGAGAGAATTAGTTTTATCTTATTGTAAATGTCCTAAAGAGGGTAAAAAATGATAAATACATCAAGAAAGTGTGCATTGTGTAATAATAAGAATTATGTATCCATAATTTATGGTAGGTACACGGTTTGTGATGTTTGTATAAGAATTTTAATTTCAGTAGCAATAGAACAGAAAGTAAATAAAAGAGCAGAAGAATTAAAAAAAATAAAAGAGAGTGAAGAAGAATGATGTGTAAAGAATGTAAATATGATGGGTGTAAAGGAGAGTGCTGTGAATGAGTTGGTTAAATTTTAGTAGATTGAATCAAGCGATTGAAGGGTTATCCCCAACGGCTGCTATTGTGCAAATGAAAAGGTCTTGGGATTCTTTTGAAGATAAAGAAAAAGTGGTTAGGTTATTAACAGATGAATATCCAATAAACCATTTAGGTACAAAAAAAGCCATTAAATGGGTATCTAATTTCTATGATGTATTTGATGATGAAATTAATACATATTGTGACATTTATGGTGATTTAGGAGAAGGGGTCTATTTCTTTGATGAGAGTGGAGAAGATAGCGGATTAACCTTAAATCAAGTATTTACATTAATAACTATGGATTGTAGTAAAATTGGTGGCAATTCATATAAATTATTTTGCCATGCGTTTGAACAAATGAGTGCTTTAGAGAAAAAATGGTTTATACGGTATTGGACTAGAAAAACAAGACATGGTTTTGGTAAAGGTAATATGGTAAAAGTATTAGCGGCAGTTTATAATAAAAAGCAAAAAGAAGTAAAAAAACATATAATGTTTAATACTTATACTAATACTGTTTCAGCATATGAAGCGAATGAAGAACCTAGTATGGAATTAATTGTTGGTAATTATATTGCCCCTATGTTAGCCAAAGCAGCACCTAAAAATAAATGGCCTAGAAATAAGTTAATTGAATATAAATATGATGGTGCTAGGTATCAAATTCATAGAGAAAATGATACTGTAATAATCTTTAATCGCAAAGGAGTAGTTGTAACTCATCAATTCCCAGATATTGTTGAAAAGGTAACATTATGGGATATTTCACCCTTTATCATTGATACGGAGATTTATCCGGTTAAGTCCGATGGAAAACCTGCCCTATTTCAGACTATGAATGCTCGCTTTCATAGCAAAGACGCAACCGAAGGCGTTAGAAAATGCAAAGTTAGCCTCGCAATTTTTGATTGTCTAATGTATAAGGGGAATGGGCTTATTAACACCCCATTAAGGGAAAGAATTGAGTTTATAGAAAAGTTTTCTAACCAAGCCGTAAGGGTGATGAACCCCTCAACAAGTATGCCTTTTTATTCAAAAGCCATTTCTAATGGTTATGAAGGGATAATGATAAAAAATCTTGATGCAAATTATGAACCGGGAAAAAGGTCATTAAACTGGATAAAATATAAACCTCCAAGAATAGAATTAGATGTTGTAATAACAGGTGCTAGACATGGTGAAGGTAAAAGAAGTAATGTTTATGGTTCATATGATATTGCTGTTAATGATAATGATGGTGGTTTTATTAATATTGGTGCTATTGGGACTGGTTTTTCCGATACGGATTTATCTGTATTAACTCAACAACTACGGTTATTAACATTAAGAACAGAAGGTGAAACTCATAAGTTTTCACCTAGAGTAGTATTACAAGTTACTAGTGATATGGTAACAATGAATGAACAGGGTGATTATGGCTTAAGATTCCCAAGAATGATGAGAATTAGGAATGATAAAAGCGTTAGTGAAATTAATACAATTGATGATGTTAAGGAGATGATGTAAATGGCAGCAGGTGCTAGTAAAGGATTTGGAGTTTTAACTAAATCAAATAAGAAATTTATGAATTGTCTTGCTCAATTTATATTAGAAAAAGAATTTGTTACATTACATGAAATCTATAATGAATATATGAGTAAACCAAAAAGAACAGATAGAAAGGAAAAGGGTGAATATATGGATGATGGTAGATGGGGAACACTTAGATTAACAAAAAGCCAATTGTCTTATTTTTTAAAGATATTTCCTTTCATTACTAATGAAAAGTACATATTATATGATATTTGGAAAAATAAAGAAACTGAAAAAAAATGTCTATGGTCATTAACGGCTAATTGGTCTGATGATTTAGAATCATTTAAAACTAAATTAAATGATAATTATAATATTAAAACAATGAATAAATACCATAGGGGGAAGAGAATATGTATAGAAGTAAATTAGGAGATATAGTACCTTTAGATGGAGATATTTATATTGTTAAAAGGATAGAAGATGGTTGGGTTTATCTTAGGCAACCTAATGCTAGAGGTAAAGAAAGAAAAATGTATTGGAGGGAAGTTCCTTATTTTTCAGAAGGGCAATTAATAGTACCTAAAAAAGTTGAAGAAAATAAACCATCGTTTAATTCGAAATTACATTTAGGAAGTATATTTAAAAAGAATACAGATATGCAAGTATCTAAAGAATTTATAGCCTTTGCCTATGAAAATATAGAAAATTTAATTTTATGTTTATTAGACCTTGCTGAATCAAATGCTTTAAGAAAAGACCATAAGAGATTAATACCTGCTCATTGGTATTGGTTAGAAATACCTCCTAATACTGGAAAAGGATATTGGCCTAAAAATAATGATTATGCAATAAAAGAGTCTATCTTTTTACATATTGATAGGGGAGATAAAAAATGATTGAAAATTCTGATATAGATGAAGATGAAATATCTTTATGGATTGAAGATTATGGTAGTGTAACTTCATATTCTTTTATGGTATATGGCCCAATGAGTATTAAAGATAATGCTATTATTAATAAAGGTTTAACTTTAATTATGATGCATAACCATAAAGATATAAGATACATTCAACTTACTGAAGAAGTTGATAGAGAAAAGGCTGAGGCTTTTGGTACATATAGAGGATGGAACATTCAATGGATATTCCCAGGAATAGTTAATTTAGATTTTATTCCTAAAACTATTAAAGAAGGCCTTGAACATTTAAAACTTAATTATGAATTTTATGGTAGGTTTGGTTAAATGGCTTTTAATAAAGAACAACTGCAAGGTATATTCCTTTCAATAGGTAGGCCAGAATTGACAATATATAGGAACGAAAGAAAAGATGTCGGTTATGAAATTAGAATTAGAGTTAATGTTAGAGCAGATAACGAAGAGTTTTTAAATAATGTTCGATTAGGATTAACTGATAACAACATCGAATCAAAACTTAAAATAAGAGAAAGTAATATTAGACCCAAACCAATTCTTTGGGTATCAGGTATAATAAACATAAGAGAGTTATGTAATATGATGCCGGAAGATACCCCATCCAATAAATCTAATTGGTCTAATTTTTGTAATGCTGCTAATATTATTTATATGGGGCAACATTCAAAGCAAGAAGGTTTAGATGAACTCTTAAGATTAAAGGGGGTAATTTAATGTTAGTAAAAGAAGTTGAAGAAGTTTCAGAAAAAGAAACATTTGCTATTGCTTCAAACAGGGAACAAAATAATAACACTAAAGAAATGTTCAATTTAATATGTCAATTTTTAAGAAACCCAGATAGAGATAAAGTAAGTGAATTACTTAAATATAATTCTCCATCAGAACAGCATTTAATGGCTTGGTTAGAAAGTAATTTACCAGTTAATAAATTATTATTCATTGATGGTCATGTTAAACGCCGATGGCCAAAAAACTATTTTTATGAATTATTAGCCTATTCAATTGAAGGGAATCCCTTTACAATAGTTAATTATCCAAGGAGAAATAAAAATGCCTCATAAACATTTACCAACAGGAATGAGAGTTTCCCATCCTAGAAAAGTAGGGATGGTAGTTAAAGCCCTAAAATTAGGGCCAGCAACTGTTGAAACAATAAGTAAAAGATTAAGGTCTGAGTTTGGATATAAACATTATCCTGACCCAAGAGCAATTGCAAATTATTTAAGTAAATATAAAAGTTTATTTGAGATAGAAGAAAAAACCAGAAATTATACAATTTGGAAATTAAGAGAAGAAAGGAAGTTATGGCATGTTGTGGACTGAAAAATATAGACCAAAAAAAATAAATGAAATTATAGGGCAAGAGAACTTTATTAAAGACGCAAATAATTGGTTATTAATTAATGACATTCCTAATCTTATATTATACGGTCAACAGGGTACAGGTAAAACTAGTGCAAGTATAGCATTGGCTAATGAGATTTTAAAAGATGATTATGTATTAAATTTTTTAGAATTAAATGCTAGTGATGATAGAAAATTAGAAACTGTTAGAACTAGAATAAAGGATTTTGCTTCAACAGTTAAATTAGGAAATTGTCCATTTAAAATATGTTTATTAGACGAAATGGATGGTATGACTAAAGATGCTCAAAACGCACTAAAAAGAATAATGGAAAAATATTCAAACAACATAAGGTTTATTATTACTTGTAATGATAACTCAAAAATAATAGCACCAATACAATCTAGGTGTGCAACTTATCAATTTAGTAAATTGGATGATAAACATATATTTATGGCTCTTAATAGAATACTAAAAATAGAAAAAGGAGAAGAAATCCCAACAACAATTTGGATGAATCAAGCATATGCTTTTAATGGGGATTTAAGAAAAGCAATAACACAAATGCAAGCGGGTTTTGATTCTATAATTGAAATAATAGACCCAATGTTTGAAGAAATAATGATTGATTCAATTAATAATATGTGCGTATTAGATAAATTACACAAATTACTTTCCAAAGGAATATCAACAAAGGACATATGTAATGGCCTACATGATGTGATTTTAGAAAGCAGAATGGATAGAGAAATAAAATATAAGTATTTAAGAATTATAGGGGAAACAGAATATAGAAGTAGCACCATGACACCAAAAATAATAATATCATGGTTGGCTACACAAATGAAATAAAGGGGACAAGAAAAAATGAATGAAAAAATAGAAAATGAAATAAGAAAAGCAGCGCAAATCTTAGGAATGCCTGTGGAAGAAGTAGAAAAGAAATGGGGGGCTATTGTTAATGACAATGGATTAGACCAAACTAACGAGATAGAAGTTAATTTGGGATTATCAATGTTTAGACAATGGTTTTCTGGAATGAAAAGAGTTCAAGCAAGTGGAGATACACCAAAAACAGGTAAAGGTAATAGTTTAGTAAAGACCGGTTTTGGTGTAGTAGTTGCAGTTGAAGAGGCTAGAGATTTTGAAGATTATAACCGCAACCAATTGAAGGCGGAATATCTTAGAGATAGAAACTTAGCCTTTAATGCTGGCAAGTTTGCTTATGCTGACGCTTTAGATGAAGGTGGTTATAAAATTAGCCAAATTCTAAACAACGAATTAAAAGAGCGTAATTGGGATAAGGATTTACCAGAATCTGTAATGGAATTAGAAGGGAGATTTATTATTCCTTTAGATGACCGTAAAGAAGGATGGGATGGAAAGCAAAGTAAAACTTATGGTTATCCTAGAGCGTTATCAAATTGGCGAAGAACAATTCATTTTATTGGTGAGGCCGGTGACGGTAATATTCAATATTGGCGTATTATGGCAAAAGATTCTAATGCTCAAGATTGGTCAGTTAATGCAGGTCAATTTTTGAATATAGATTTAATTTGGTCAGCAGAAAAGAATGAGGGTTATCCTGTTCAAACAACATTAGAAACAGTAGTTTATAATTCAGAACTACCTACACCAAAAGAAACACCATCGTTGCCAGATTTAATTGCTGAACATATGAAGAGTAATGTTACTTCTCTTGTAAATCTTGAAAACTACCACAATTCAGTAGCAAATAATCCAACAAAAACTAGAGTAGTAGTTACTGATGGAAATGTAATTAATATGAATATGAACCCTAATTCTAACGGTAATAGGACATTGATGCTTTCAGATATTAATGCTGATTTTGATTATGATTCTGATGGTTATGCTTCAACAACTTGTTGGATTCCGCCACATCTTGACATTGATTTTGGTATTGGTAGTCATGTATTAATTGTAGGGCGTTCTAATCAAAGTAGGAATCAAGAAACACAAGAACTAAGACAATGTAGTATTAACACTTTTGGAATAATTGCCCTTGAAAGGCGTGGCTCTCCTGTGTCATTTACTGATTCTGGAGAACAATATGAAGGTTGGTTCTAAGACTAATTAGATTTTGTGGGTTTATCCAGTAATAACAGGAAAATTTTGGTGGGGGCTAAAAGGAGATAGTATCTTTATATGAACCTGTTTCCCATAAATCTAATATGATGGTGATATATTATGGAATTTATACGATTACATAATTTAATTATAACTACTAAAAATATAGAAAGTATTGAATGGCGTGATGTGACTGAGGAATTATCAAATACGGATTTTAATAGCAATAGTTTATATTCTATTGTTTTTCATATGAAAAGTGGAAAAAAATTTACAAGAAAAGTGTACGAAACACAATTAGAACAATGCAAAGATGCATTAAGAAATTATTTAAAAGGAGATGAAGAAGAATGAGTTGGACAAATATGACAGAAGGAAAAGCGGTAACTAAAGAAACTGCATTAGAATTAGCAAAGAAACAAGTTGATGAAAGAATTAAAAAACTTCAAGCAAAACATAGAGCAAACCTATGCACCTTAATTTTTGGTGAAGCAAAGGTTGGTAAAAGTGGAATTTGTTTGGATTCTAGAACAGAAAAAGAAATAGAAAATAATGCTAAAATAATGGTATTAGATTTTGATAACGGTTCGGAATCAACTTGGAGAACGAATTGGCAATCAGACCCTAATATTGAAATATTAAATCCTATTGTTAGAGATGATGAAGGGTTTGCGATTTTATCTGAAACTGAAAAATTAGCAGAAGCCTTTATTTCTAGGGCTAAAGATTATATTGCTGAAGGGCAAACTGTAAAGTTTGTTTTTGATGGAGTTGATAAATGGTTGAGGTTATGTTTTATGGTTATGACTGATGATAAAAGAAGTACACAAGCAAAATTTTTACCTATTCTTTGGGGCCAAAGGAATAAAAAATATGAGGATTTAGTAGAAAAAATTACTGATGGTTTAGAGTGTGATAGATTCTTTATTACTCATATGAAAGATGTGTATGAGGGTGTAAATAATCCTAATCCTGTTGGAAGAATACCTAATTTAAGGGAAACTACAATGGATAAAATGAATCAAGTTGTTAAGGTTAATAGACAAACTATTACTAATAAAAGTAGTTATTTTGCTACTTTACAAGATAGTAAAACTCAAACAAAATTAGTTGGTAAAACTTGGAACTTTTTAACTATCTCTAATGGTGAAGTTGATTGGAAGTCAATAACAGAAATACAGGATGGTGAATTATGATGATTGAAGATAAAAATAGACCTTCATCTACTGTAACAATTGTCCATGCTGTTAGAAAAGAAAAAGTATATTCTTTTTTTATAGGAATGGTAATTGGTTTTAGTACTGGATTAATATATGGATTTTATACTTGGGTGTTATAATGGAATTGAGTTTTGATAAAGAATTTTTTATAGAGATATTGGAATCAGTAGAATTAAAAGGAAAGTACTTTTCTAGTGGGTCATTAAAATCTGACTCACTAGGAGAGTATGTAAAAATTGTACCTGTTAGGGATAGTTGGAGAACAGGGTATTTTTTCATGAATGGTGATAATCAAACTTTTGTTTGTTATTATGCTCCAAGCATTATTGAAGAAGATGAAGAATCAGTTGTGTTAGAAATACCAAAACTGATGAAATATTTGAAAACTATGTCTGGGAGAATAACACTTAATATAGAAGAATTATGTGTTATTTCTTCTGAGCCACAATCAGCGACAATACCTGTTAGTATATTACACCCAAACGATTTGGCCTTATCAAGATTATTTAGCACTACAAATAATATACCGTATTCAAATGATTTAGTACCTATTTCATGGGGGAATGAAGGCACAACTTCTCAATTTATGATAGAGAGTGGATTTCAAATAGAAGGTAAAAGACTTAGAAAAATAATGAATAGTTGTGAATCTGTTGGTCATGGTGTCTATACTTTTGCTCATTCAAATCATGGGTTAAGTATAATGTCATCAATGGGTAATGAACATTATGCTGAAAGAATTGAAGGAATAACTACAATTGGTGAAGCGAGTGTTACCTTTACAGGGCCAATTCATAAAGCGTTAAATGACGGTAGTTTTAATGTATATTTTAATACAGACAATTTAATACTATTAGTTAGTGGTTTAATTACTATTGTAAGAGCACCTTATGTGGTGGTGGAATAAATGAAGTATAAAATTTGTGCTAATAATAAGTGTAAGAAATTATTTACTATTAATAATAAGAAACGAGGTGGACAGCATTTTAAAATATATTGTGGTAACCTAAAATGTATTGAGGTTGGTCGTAATAAGAAAAGAAAAAATGCTAGAAATAGGAATCGCTATAAACAAAATGGTGGTAAAGTAGATAGGAATAGAAAATTAATATACAAATATGGTATTACTTATGATGATTATATGACTTTAAAAAGGGAACAAAATAATGAGTGTTTAATTTGTAAAATTAATGAAAACGAATTAACAAAAATATTAAATGTAGACCATTGCCATAAGACAGGAAAAGTTAGAGGGCTACTATGTTCTAATTGTAATAGAGCATTAGGTTATTTTAAAGATAATATAAATAATTTAAAAGGCGCAATAAAATATTTAATGGTGAAATAAATGAAAGTAAATAGAGAATATATAGAAAGAGTTAGATTGAGATTTTCAATGAAACAATTGGACACTAGATTAAAGAAAGAATCAACAGGTTATACTAATCCTAAGTTATGGGTTCAAGAATCACCTATTGAGGGTAAAAATCCAAATCAATTTGTTTGGGTTGCGTTTGATAATGGAGCGCATGAAAGAATCCTTTGGGGTGTATTGCAAAGATTAGATGGAAAGACAGGTAAATGGGTGGATGGTTGATATGATTATATGTTACACAGACGCAAACCGAGCAATTAATCTCCGTTGGCGAGATGAAAATAAAGTCCGTCAAGAGAAAACAATAGAAGATTTTGAACCATATTTCTTCATAAATAATTTAGAAACTGAGTACAATTCATATACTATATCAACAAGTATTGGCGGTAAAAGAGTTAAATTAACATACCCGTTTAAATATGAAACAGGAGATTGGAGAAGTTTACAAGGTACACTACTAAAGAAAGTAAAGGTTTTAAAAGCAGGTGATGTTAAAACTGCAAGAAAAATGTGGCGCAATACTTATGAAGGTGATGTTCCTTTTCATTATAGATATTGTATTGATAATGTTAATGAAGTAACTAATACTAATCTTAGGAAATGGTATTGGGATATGGAATGGATTAATAAAGACCCAGAACACGGTGATGCTATTACTGCTATTGTAGTATATGATAACTATACAGAAAAATTCACAACATTAACTTGGTTACCAAATGAAAGTTCTGAAAAGGAAATGTTAGAACAATTTATTAATTTAATTCAAACTCAAGACCCCGATATGTTAATTTCATGGTTCGGGTCATTTGCTGATTTACCTAAATTGATTGAAAGGTTAGACTATAATGATATAGACCCAAGAGGGTTATCACCCTATAATGATGTAAAGGGTTGTTCATTTGGTAAAGTAAGCAAGTATATTCATAATTATTCTCAAATTGAGCAACCTATACGGGGGCGTATAACCCTTGATTTAAATGTGGCTTTTGAGCGTCAATGGACTGATTCACAAAGAGGCACTTTACCTTCATTGGCACTTGACTATGTATCTGAACTAGTATTAGGGCAAAAGAAATTAGTATCAGAAAAATTCCCCGATAAAAATGAGTTTTTCAGAAGAGGATGGTTAGAAGATAGGGAAACATACCTTGAGTATGCCCTTATTGATGTTGATTTGATTAAGAGATTAGATGATGAGATGGGTCTTTCTGATGGTATTTTAGCCCTACAAAGCCTTCTAAACGCACCTTTTGATGCTTGTTTTTATGTTACTAATATGGCAACTATATACTTCATGCGTAACGCTAATTGGATTGCACCAACAGGGGATAAAAGTATGATTAAAGAGAAATATGAAGGTGCTATGATTTATAATCCCCTGCAAAATAAAACTAATGGATTACATATAGGGGTGGCGGCGTTTGACTTCGCTGGACTATACCCATCTATGATGTTATCAAGAAACATATCATTTGAAACTAAAAGTGCAAAACCAACTGAATTTGCTTGTAATCTAGCAACACCGAGAGATTTCAGTATAACTGATGAAAAGAAAATGGTTTATTATAAAACGGATAAGTTAGGATTATTACCCCGTTCTGTTTTAGAACTAAAAACTTTAAGAGATGAATATAAGAGAAAAATGAAAAAAGCCAAAGCCGATGGTAATAAAAAAGAATATACTAAATGGTTTAATAATCAAATGGCTGCAAAAAGACTAATGGCTTCCTTTTATGGTGTAATTGCTAAACAAGGTTTTGGTTGGTCTGATGTTCAATTAGCCGCTTCAATTACAGCAAGTGCTAGAGAAGCAATTAGAACCGCAGCATTCAAAGTACAGGAGATGGAGTAAATGTCAGGACACGCATTAAAAAAAAAGGGACACATATGGAAAAGAATAAAAGAATATGCTTCCCAATTAGAAGAATTTAAAACAGCAGAATTATCTGAAAAAATAAATAATCATATTACTATAAGGGGAACTAAAACCAAAGTAAAGATTTCTAATAATAGATTATCATCAGTTTTAACTTGTCACCCTCAAGTTGAAAAAGTAGGACAACATAATCGTACTGGAAATCAAATTTGGAGATGGATAGGTGATGATGAATGAAAGTAGTCTATGCTCATACTGATTCTATTTATGTGCCTATTGATAATATAGAGAAGGCTAAAATAGTATGTAATGAATTAAATAACCATGTTAGAGAATCATTCCCTAATGTTTTAGGTTTAGAAAATCACCCTGTAACTCTTGAATTTGAAAAATATTATGAGTCATTAGGTGTAGGTATTAAGAAAAATAGAAACGCTGGATTAATTAATTGGAAAGATGGTGAATTCTTAGATGAACAAGAATTTATTGTAACAGGGTTTTCAATGAAAAAAATTACTGAAAACCAAATAGGAAAAAAGTTTCAAGGCGATTTATTAAGAATGTGGGTAGAACAAAAAACAAAATACGATATAGTTAAATTTTGTAAAGAGCAATTTAATTTAGTCAATTCAGGTAAAATTGGATTAGATAAAATAGTTAAAAGACGAAGGTTAAAAAATTCATTAGAGAATTATAAATCAATTGCTGGTGGGGTGGCAGGAGTTTGTTATTATAATCAACACATTGACCCTGATAACCCAATAAATGATTCCTTTCTATATATTAAATGTAAATATATTAAAGGGCCACAATTTGTAATACTTCCTAATGGAAAAGAAAGAAAAGCAACTTTTGTTTCAGTTAAAGAGATGAAAGAGTTTGATGATAAATTTACCCCAGATTGGAAGGATTATGCTACTACATCAATAATGAAAAAAGCAAAACCTATATTTGATGCTATGGGTTGGGATTGTGCAGAATTTATGATTGACACAAATCAAAAACAATTGGAGGATTGGTTATGACAGAAAAAGAAGAAAAGAAAGAATATATTAGAGTGTACGGAAAAGAGAATGAATTAGGTGAATGGGTCAAACCTCCCGTTAAAGATGATGATGAATATACTTATCAATGGGAATCTAGTTGGGTAAATAATCCTGATAAACCTTTATTAAAAATAACAAAATCCTCATTAGGTGCTTTTAAATGGTGTAAAAAACAGTATGAGTTTTCTTATATAGATAGGCGACCTGTTGAAGTTACAGAACCAATGATAAAGGGTACTTTTATTCATGATTCTGTTGAAGATTTTTATAATTCAGTTGATATAAAAAAGGCAGAAAATATGTCAATGGTGGAAGTAAAAGACTATTTTACGGGTTTATTTCCTATTAGTGATTATATGGATTTGTCTGATTCAATAGTATTATTTCAAACTCAGCGTTTTCTTGATGCGAAAGAAAATAATAATTTAGAAGAGTTTTTACCTGCAGGAAATGAAATGTTATTTAATGCTAGATTGTTAATAACGAATAATTTACATAATAAATATCCTCTTATCAATAACCATATTGTTCATATTCAAGGTATTATTGATAGAATATTTAAAGAAGGTGACTCATATATTCCTATGGAATTAAAAACAGGGCCTTGGAAAGATAATAAAACAGGGATTAGAAGAGAATTAGCTTTTTATAAAATATTAATGGAAAATTCACCAGACTGTGGATTATTACCAATAAATCATTGGGGGTGGTATTACCCTGCTAGTAATCATATTACCGTTGAAAAAGTAAAGAAAGCCACTATGACTTCAACAATGAAAGCAATTGCAGAATTAATTTATGCTTATGAGAATAATGAGTTCCCTACCTCGTTTTTCCATAAGAAATGTGTACATTGTTCCTTTATAGATATTTGTCCTGCTTCTTCTGATTCAGTAAAAGAGGAAAGTGATTGGTTATGATAGATGAAAAAATTAATGAAATAGTAACAGGAACAAATTGGGATTTTGCCAAAATGTTAAAATTAACAGAATTATCTGAAGAATTAGCAATTCAAATGTATGATGGAGTTATTAGTACTAGTGACATAATTAATTTAATTTGGGAAGAACAATGTGTTTTTGAAGATGATATTACCTTTGGGGAAATATATAGAACAAAGACAATTTTAGTATTGAAAAATAAAATAATGGAAGCCTTCCAAAAGCATTTTGAAACCGCTACTGTTAATTTTAATGTTAAACCGAAAGAAGAATCTAAGGAACTTCCTAAAAAACCAAAGGTGCAAAAACCAAAATCAGTAACTAAAAAACAAAAAGACGGAACAGATTTACCTAAAGGGATGAAAAGAATATGAAGTTTCCTAGAGAAGTATGGGCAGGTAGCCATTTAACTAAAAAGCAACAAATGAAGAGAGAAATTATTACTTCTTCAGAAAATTTTACAACCTTTGTAAATAGATTTAATAATAAAATGAATTGTTATACTAGTGTATATGATTATAAAAGATTTGGTGATAGGCAAGCAATAGTATCATCAGTCATTCTTGATAGATTATTTTTAGATTTCGATTCACATGACAAACCTTTAGAGTTATCATTAGAGGATATGAAATTAGTATTAGAATATTTAGATAAAGAAGATTATTTATATGAAATGTCATTTAGTGGTAATGGTTTTCATGTTTTTGTGTTTGGGGAAATTTCAGATAATATTAGAGATATTCAACAATTTTTCTATAAACTATTTGCATTAACAAAAAACGGAACTTTAGATAAATCGGGTGTTCAAACTAGAAGATTACGAAGAATACCTAATACAGTTAATATGAATACAAATGATTGTTTATATTGTGTTCCTTTATTAAAAGAAGATATAGGTTCCTTAGACCAAATAATTGCTTTAGCAAAGAAACCAAGTTTTAACTCCCCGAAACGGTATGGAAATCGGGGGGTTGTGTGGCCTAATGCCCCCTCTATTCAAACTGCGCCTGTTGAAATCGCTACTCAAAAGGCGGTTGGGAAACTGCCAATTGTACCATGTATGTATAATAGCATCATGGTTGAGAATCCTACTCATCAAGCAAGATATTACTTAGTATCTTGGTATAGAACATTATTAACTAATAATTTGAAATGCTATGATTATGTTAAAAACCAAGAGGTATTAGAAATGATAATTAAAGAAATAAGAAAAATAGCCTCTCATGAAAATATATGGTTAGATTGGGATGAAAGTGTAACAAAGTATCATGCCGAATATACTGTAACTAATGATGGAGGATATATGTTCCCTAGTTGTAATAAATTAATTAGTGAAGGTTATTGTGTAGGAAAATGTTGGAGGTTTCCAAATGTTGATAATTGATTCAAGAGAAAATTCTAAATTAAGTGAATTAATTATTAAAAGAGCAAATAAGAAAAATATACCTAATGAAAAGAAATGGCTTGAAGTAGGAGATTATGTAATAGGTGATGTTTGTTTTGAGGCGAAATCTGCATCTGATTTTATTGGTTCTGTAATTAACAAAAGGATTTGGGTTCAATTAGATAATATGGATAGATGTTATAAAAAGAACTTTGTTGTTATTTATGGTACTATTAATGATGCTATGAAAGTTACTAAGTATATGAAAAATGCTGGGCCAAATTATAAACAATTATTAAGAAATCAATTTATTGGAGCAATAGGAAGAATAAGATTAGATTATGATGTACAATTAATTTGGCGTAATAATATAGTTGATGCCGTTGATGAAATAATTACTATTGCTAAGATGGCCCCTGTTGAAAGAAATGTAATTAACCCAACATTACTTAAAAGAGTCGCTACTAATGATGTTAGGGTTGATATGCTAACAGCAATAAAAGGTGTAAGCCAAACAAAAGCAAAGGCGATTCTTAAAGAACACGGTTGTATAATGGAAATTGGCGATTGTAATTTAGATGAATTGACAAAGATAGATGGTATCGGTTCAGTAATTGCTGATAGAATAAATAGTGTATTAAACTCCGAAAAGAAGGTGAAACAATGACAGATGAAATAGATGAATTTTATGAAATAGATATAATAGATGCTATGACTGATGAAAGATTGCCCTCATTAATTAGAGAGTGGTCAAAGGCTTTTGGTCAAGTATCAAGACATAATGAATTTGCTGCAATATTGGCTTATTTTAATTTATTAGGGTCTTTATTAAAAGATGATGTTAGAATACCTTTTGGATTTACAATGGAAGATTCTAGGGTTCATGTTTGTTGGATTCAAACTGCGAGAAGTGGTAAATCTGTTTTAAATGATTTTTATACTGAAATAGTAAAACAAACTTATAAATTGGTTGATATTAATGAAGAAGAACCTTATCACACAGTATTTGATGTTGTTGATACTACTGATGCAGGATTGATTGGTACAACGGAGAAAGTACCAAACCCTCTTTATGTTAAAGATAGAGATACAAATCTTTATCCAGAAGGTGAGCCTAAAGAAATTTCTATACCAGTATTAGGTTCTCTTGAAGGTAGTGGTCTTGCTATGTTTGATGAATTTGAATCTTCTGGTATATTTAAGAATTTTGCTCATAAAGAAAATGTTGTTACTTATTTTCAAAAATTAATGAATACTTTAACAACAGAAGGTTATCTAATTAAAAAGAAATTAGCGCAAGGGCCTGAAATTACTTGTGATTGTCAGCGTTCTGTTTGGGGAACAACTTATCCACCAGAACATTTAACAGAAGTTATCGCAACTAAAGGTGTTTTACAAAGAATGTTTATGTTTGTTAGAGATGTTCCTCAACACACATTAGATGTAATGCGTAAAGAATTAATATACTCAATTGGTACTGTAAAAGAAAGAAGTGCGCCAAGAAACAAATTCGCTAAGGCTTTACATAAAATACACTATACTGTAAGAGAAAGAAAAGATAGTGGGGTCGCTATGCATAATATTGTTACTTTTGCTGAGGGTGTTCCAGAAATAATTGAAACTGAATATGATAATATGAGGGCCTATTTAAGTAAATTGAATGATGGTGTAAAAAAGATTGTTAGTTTGTTTGAAACTAATTCTTTAATGTATATAACTAAATTAGCCGTATTGTGTGCTATTACTGAAACACCATCAAGAAATGAAAATGAACAATGGGTGGTTTTTCCGAGAAATGTAAGACAAGCGACTTGGGTTGTGCGGCAAGGTTATATGTCATTGGTGTCTTGGATGATTACTACCCTAAGAACTAATAGGCAAAGTATCGTTGAAAAAATTGGTTTTGATGATTATATTAATGCTTATCATAATTGTAATGACACAGATGGTTGGGTAAATAAAGCCAATTTTAGAATAAGTCTTGATGATGATTATGATATTCCCCAAGCCAAATTTTATAGGAATTGGCCGAAAATAAAAAACAAGTTCGAAGAAAAGAAAATAAACAAAACAGTTTATATTAAATTAAAGGATGTGGAAGAATGAAAGTAAGTTACGAAAATGACTTTATAGTTTTTGATATTAATCAAGGGCCAAAAGCGATTATTGAAAAATTAAATGCAAAGGGGGAACAAGGTTGGTTTCCAACTACAAGTGTAAATGTAGCAGGAACAAATATAGTATTTTTCCTCGTAAAGCCTACATATGAAATGCCGGAAACAACAAGTGATGAATCAAAACAATTACATAAACTTTGGGGGACAAAAGGTGGCAACTGATATATTAGCACTTGATATTGAAACTAAAAATCTTTCTACTGAAATTGGTGGTTGGAAAAATACTCATATGTTTTTAGTATCAACAGTAGCAACATGGGATGGAAATATCGGTAAAATCTATGTTGAAGAAGATATTGTTAATGATGTTGTTGCAAAGAGTAATACTCAAATTTTACCATTAAGGCAATTAAAATATGATTTAGATGATGCTCTTAAATCTGGAACTAAATTATTAGGGCATAATATTGCAGTATTTGATTTACCAGTATTAAGAGATTCTTTAGACATATATTGTATTAGAAAATTTTTAAATAATAAACAGTACATTGATACAAGTAAAGAATTACTTAAAGGTCATGGTGAAAGATTTACTCTTCAAAATTTAGTTGATAATACTCTTGGACAAAGTAAATCATTAGAAAGTTATATGGCTCCAAAATTATGGAAAACTGGAGAATATCAAACAGTAGTGGATTACTGTTTAAAGGATTGTGAATTAGTATATGATTTGTATAAACATGGGTTGGATAAAGAATTGAATGCCTTTAGTATAGAAAAAGGTAAAAAAGTAAAATTAAAAGTGGAGTGGTAAAAATGAGTACGGGTGAAATATTTGGATGGATTTTATTTACAATAATAATAACGCTGTTATTTTTTGCAGCGTTTGGTGGTTCTTCATATGATGAAGATTCTATTGAGGAATACATGGAAAATATAATGACTGATATTAGAAAAGGTGAAAATAGATAATGGGGTTAAGAATGGTTTGTCCACATTGTTCATTTAGAACAATACCTAAACGCATAATAGGTATGTATGTGGGCAAACCCAATTCTATTAAGATTTGGGAATGTAGAGATTGTTTAGGTTTATGGGCTGGAGAAGGCCAAATTAAAAATAATAAGGGAACAATGGTTTCCTAGTTTTAAAAATTTTTATTTCGATTTTTAACGATGTTATATTTTTGGATTAAAAAATAACACTTTTTGATACCTTGATTTTAGGCTTCACTTAGAAGCCAAATATGCCCCTTATAGACCCCATAGAGGGGGCATAGAGGCATCCTTTTGTTGAGGGGGCGGGATGACCCACCGAACCCTCCCATTCGCCTATAACGCTTCGCTATATACCTAACATTATTCCCTTAAAAAGGTTAATAGTTAGTATTAGGCTATTGAACCTTTACCAACTAATTTCCAAGTAGTTCCGGTATTATATGACATTATATCAATCCAATTCGCAGCACTAATTGGAAGAGTAGTTCCAGCACCCATTATATCTTCACTACCATTAGCAGTAAGTGTTAATGCTGCTTGATGCGATACTATTCTATATATTCTTCCATCACCTACTGTTGCTAATTGGGGTAAATTAACTACTGAAGTTCCAGCATTATTAACTATTAAACAATAATCTCCTAATCCTAAAGTTTGACTAGTAGTAGTATCATATCTTATTGGAAATGACATAGCCCCGCCAACTGATAATTGACTTAATGGGGTACTTTGTCCAATACCAACATTAACTAATGTTCCTGAACCTGTTGTTGAACCTAAAAGTGTAAGTGTTTCAGTTAATGTTCCATTATAAGAAGCAACATTTACTGTTAATTTACCTTTTTCTGTACCAGAAGAAACGTCTAAAGTTTCTGCTAAAATAGTTGCATAAGTTTGTGTTGAGGGTGTTCCATCATCATAACCATTAAAACTAATAAGACCAATATCATCACCATCTCTTGCATCAACAACACTTCCAGTATTTCTTTCTGAATGGAAAATTAATTGTGGAGAACCCGTAGGGTTTGTTGCATGAGGAAACATACATTTTAAAGTAAGTGTAGGTTTAGATGCTGCTACTGCTGTAATAGTAGCATCTCCACCAGCAAGAATAGCACTTAAATCTCCAGCAAGAGTTCCAGTTAAATCCCCACCACCATTAATAGTTATATCAGTACCATCACCAGAAACGGCACAAGCCGCACCACCTAATTGAATTGATTTTCCTGATGCCATTTTTAATGAAGAAACATCTCCATCTAATCTCATTACTTCTGTTGATGAACCACCATCATTTACTTTAAAAATAACATCTTTATCTGAAACTTTATTTTCAATAGTAGTATCACCTGCTGCATTTGTAACAGACATTCCTTCAACATAATAAGAACCACCATCGTAACCAATTGATAATGAATTATCTTGTTTATCTAAAGTAAATAATTGGAATGAATAATCTGTTTTATCATCATCAGATGTTCCAGAAGAAGTAATTTTAACTAAAGCAATAGGAATATAACCTGCGGTAATATCTGCTACTGTTGGTGTTGCTGCTTCTGCACCTTTTAAAATTACTAATGCTGGTGTAGCAGGATTTAATAAAACCCAATCATATCTAGTATATGATGCGTGTTGAACTTCTGCGGCATAAGCAACAGTTAAGGTTGAAGTATGAGTAGTATATTTATTATTAGCAGTAAAATGAATTGGTTGTGCTAAATTATATTGAGTATAAGTACCACCATCAGTAATTGTAAATCCTGCATGACCTATACAAATATCACCTTTATCAAAAGATTGTAAAGCCTTTACTATTCCACTATGAACTGTGTCCACACCATCAACTATTCCACTTGACGGTGAAGCCGCCAATTGTGTTATTTCACCCTGATTTGCTACCATTTTATTCCACCTCTAATACTAATATAAATTCAATTGTGTCTGATGCGGCAAAGGGGCCAATTGCATCAAAATTAATTCTTGCAAACATTATTTCTTCTAAATCCCCAGCAGCATTAGTATCTGCATTATAAACTGTTGCACTATATCCTGTTGCTGTTGCCATATCATCAAAAGAAGTATCTAAAGGAACATTTCCAAATAAACCAAACTCACTAACTGAATTACCTTGTAATTGCGTTCCTGTAAAAGAAGCAAGGAAATCAATTGTAGTATCATCTGATTCTGAATTAGTTGTAGCAACCTTTGTTGATAAAATA